ATGTAAGCATTTCTTTAAATGTCATTTTGATCCTCTGGATCTTTGCTTAATAAAAGAAAAGTATAATCGGCCCAATCTTTTTCATCAGGCTTGTTCATTGCCGCATTAAACGCATACTTTTCATACTTGCGGCTGTTTGGGTTTTTACCACGTTGAGAATATTCATCCCGCAGTCTGCACCACATTTTATAACGGGTTACTTTACACATTTTGGTTCTTTGCGAGTGATGTTTGTGCGGATGAAGTTTAGCTTACCATCATAACGCCTATCTTCAGTTAATGCTTTATAAGCAACATCAGTTCCATAACGGTTTGCGTGTATATCAGTAACTTCTTTCAAAAATATTTGCAGTTCAGCTTCGGTATCAAATGCTGTATGCCAGGTTAATTTTACTTTAATAGGATCTTTCATATTACTTCCCCTTACCTACATAGCATTCACAGATAAAAACATTTTTATTGGAATTTGGGCAAAAACCAACAAAATTAGGACCCATTCTACAAGTACTACAACATAAGATGGGTAAAATTTTTAATTTATTGTCCTTCATATTATTCTCCAGTGCGGATGAACGCACGCCAAATATCACCTTGCATATTTTCAAATTCAATTTGATGAACTTTTCCATTAAGTGTAATCTTGCCGCTATCAACACTTAACAATACTTGATTGCGAACGTAGGTTGAAACAAAAATACCGGACTGCAGAATAGCAATTGCCTCCCGGCGATTATTGACCATATGAAACCATTCATATAAATCTTTTCCATCTTGGATATGCTGTTCAAATTGGCTCATATCATTTCTCCAGGGTATTAGCATAATCGACAAAGGTTTTTGGGTTTTTAGTTGCCCAAATTACCTTTTTGTCTGCGTCTACAATATTAATAATACACCCAATAGCACTAAAGTTTGAGTGAATTGTAACTGCTTCATATTTTGGATTAAAATCTTTATTAAACTTTTGTACTAATAATTTTACCACCCAATCAAGTTTAGACATATTCTGCTCCTAATGAAGTTCTTTGTAAATAGCACGTTTGGCGTGAGCACGAGCAAGCTTCTTCCAATTGCGGCGATTGCGGACACGATTCTTACGCTTAACAGAACCGCGGTAGTCACCGCCCAAGGACTTGATTTGACCAGTGCTGGTTTTCAGTGCATACACTTGAATATCCAACAAATCCGGGGACTCAATGTCCAAATTGCGGGGCAAACCATAACCTTTCATAATTTTAGCTCCATTTCTTAGTTTATGTACACATTATATGACACTTTTGCCAAAAGGTCAACCTTTATTTACAATTATTTAGTACTATTATGAATCAATGACTTAGCTCATTGTGGTGAGTTGTGTGTGCTGTACAAGATCTGTATAAATACATATTAAATAGGAATACAATATGCCAAGATTATCACTTTGGTCGCCAAATAAGCAAAATGACTACAGATTTTTAGATCGCAGTATACGAGAAATGTTTACTGTTGGTGGGATTGATATGTATATACACAAATATATGGGTCCGGAACTAAAGGAAGGTGATACCCCTTCAGAGGATGATATCTTAAAAATTGAAGATTTGCTATTCTTGGAAAACAGAAACAGAAATTATGAAGATGATATACGAGTGATCCGTGGGGTTTATCGTGTGCAAGATCTTGATTTTGATTTAAGTCAATTTGGATTATTTGTTGCTGGGGATAATTTGTTTATACAATTCCATTACAACGATATGATTGATTACTTTGGTCGCAAATTAATGAACGGTGATGTCATTGAGATTCCAAACTTAAAAGATTATGATCCATTAAGCAATGTTGCCAGCATACCTAAATTTTATGTTGTACAGGAAGGGGCGTTTGCGAGTGAAGGATTCTCAGCTACGTGGTATCCGCACTTGTGGCGAGTTAAGTGCGTGCCAATGAAGGGTTCGCAAGAATTCAAAGATATTTTAGATAAATGTTTAGAACCTACTCATCCAAGTATCGATGGTGACCAGGAAACTGACGATGACTGTTGTTCACTTGGGGACTTATTATGTCAGCACAATAAAAACATCGCAATTAACGATGGAGTTGTGTGGGAAGCAAATGACTATGTTCCACTAAGTGGGTATGATAACGAAAAGTTTTTCATTCTTGGCGATGGACAGGATCATACAGAAAGTCCGGTCCGAGCTGATAATAATATTATTACAGTTGATAGCGATTTGTTAACAGCGGATAGTGGAATCCCCCAAATTATCAGTGATGGATTTGCATTAGGATATTTAACTGGGAATGGCATGCCACCCAATGGACGGCCGGTAACACGAGCAGTGAAGTTTCCGCCTGGACCGGGGGAGGGTGACTATGTCCTTCGGATGGACTATGTTCCGAATCGTCTGTTTAAGTATGATGGTACGATGTGGGTGATGATTGAAGATAATGTTAGAACTGATATGTATCTTGGACACACTGTCAAAACACAACGAAGCGGTTTTGTTAACAATGACGAAATGATACAAACAACTGATAGGGGTGAGATACCAAGTAGACAATCGCTATCTAAACTACTTGAGCCCAAGGAGGATAATTAATGGCTGAAGATGGAGTACATATACCGGACTTTGATCCGAGTAATCCTACACCCGATGGACAACGAACACAGGATTATTTTTACGATGGACAAATACGTAGATTTCTAACTCAGTTTGCTCGTATGTTCAGCAACTTCCAAGTTAATATCGGTACAGAAGAAAATCCAACATTGACTCGTATACCAATTCGTTACGGGGACATTAGTCGTAATGCCGCAAGCATCATTGGGGATAACTCAAATAATACATTTCCTTGTGCTCCTATGTTTAGCTTTTACATTAACTCACTTGTGTACGATCGTAAAAACTTACAAGAACCGCATCATGTTAACAGAAAAGTTGTTCGTCAACGCAAATGGGTTGAAGAAACTCAATTATACGCAGAGACAGAAGGGAATGCATTTTTAGTAGAACGCCATATGCCTGCGCCTTATATATTAGGTTTAACATTAGATCTATGGACAAGTAATATTAATACGAAGTTACAGGCTACAGAACAAATACTATGGATCTTTAATCCATCACTTGAAATACAAAGCACAGATAATTTTCTAGACTGGACAAGTTTAAGTACTGTTGAGATTGATCCGCAAGTGAATTGGTCAAATAGATCAATACCTCGTGGAACAGAAGGGGATGATGTAATAGATATTTGTACTATTAAATTTACATTACCTATATGGATTAGTCCTCCTGCTCGTGTTAGTAAGGGTGGAATCATTCATAAAATTATTGCTAACATTTACGATGATAAAGGCGATATGATTAATGCTATACAAAATGATGATATTTTATTAGGTACGAGACAAAAGATCACGCCATATGGATATCAGGTTTTATTAATTGGGGATAAATTGCAATTACTCAGACAATCTAATCCTATGTATGTTAACAATAATGGTCTCGACCCGGTGGGTGGCCAGGATAGTGATGTTATGTGGAAACCGACCATTGACGAATATGGTGCATTAAATGAAGGTATCTCTCAAATTAGATTAGAAACTGGTGGGGAGGTTGGACACAATCAAACGGAAATTTTAGGCTTGGTGAGTTATGATCCTGCTGATGATAATTTATTAAATTTTGTAATCGACCCTGACACGTTGCCTGCAAATACATTAGATCCTGTGGATGCTGTAATAAATCCTCTTAAGAGTGGACCACCTGCAAATACGGTAGGTACTAGGTACTTGCTAACTGAAAGTATTGGGGATGCTAACGATGGTGGACTGGCAGTTGAATGGGCACCCGGTGGGAACGAGCTTGTTGCTAATGCAAATGATATTATTGAATTTGATGGAACAGATTGGTTAGTTGCGTGGACTGCTACAAATACACAGATTGAATATGTAACTAATATTACTACCACTATTCAATATAAATGGGACTTGAATAATTGGATTAAAAGTTATGAAGGTATTTATAATGGTGGGGATTGGGCACTAGTTTTATGATCAGTGAGGCAAAAATCTCAGCTGTTGGTATTTGGTTTTTTTGTTTAAATACCAAACGTCATCTTTACTTAATGCGAAATGACAAAAAGTACAACGGGCAGTGGGCTTTACCAGGGGGTAAAATAGAAACTGACGAAAGTTTGATGGAGGCTATTGAGCGGGAATGTGCTGAGGAAATGGGGTACATGCCTGAGTACATTAAAATTATTCCTGTAGAGAAATTTACTGCGGATGGTAACTATTTTTCATACCACACGTTTTTTTGTTTAGTGCAGGATGAATTTGTTCCAGATCTTAACCACGAGCATATTGGATACGCCTGGATAAACAGTGGGACTATTCCCACACCATTACATCCGGGGTTTTGGAACACGCTAAAAGCTGACGATATACACGATAAGATTGATACGCTTACTGCAATTTATACATCACAATGCGATACGAATTGATCCTTAGTCATTGCTGAAAAGTTAAGTTGTTGTTTCCATTCATGTGGGGAACCATTGTTAGTAACTTGAATAAATTTAACATCTTTGTACACTTGCATTACATCTTGTACTGTAGCCATTATTTTATAATTTGTATGATCGTAACCAACTATGTATATTTCTTTATGTCCATCAAAACAAGCCAACCATACTGCTAATGCATGTGGGTTCATTGCATTATGATATGGAGTTAAATAAAACTCACCAGGATATCTAGTACAATTCGATGCAGAAGTATACACTACACTTTCTTTAGTAAATTGTGTCTGTATCATCTTTTCAAGCATATCGCGATCTTTACATACGGTAAAATTAGGTACCATTTTCTGCCATACTGAATCAACACCATATAGTTGCATTTTAAATTCACCTAAATTACCACCATTATGATTTTGTATTTGTTTGTAAAACGAACCTTTAAGACTACTACTTTCAGCAATACAGGTAGCTCGATTACTTACAGAATTAACAGCTAGTGGATTGTTGATCCATACTCTATTCTGTTCTTTTTTTCCATTTATTACTCTTATGCCGGTAATTACAAATTCACCAACATAATCACGTCTATATTGTTCTTTCATTAACTATTCCATACTACTATTTC